TACGTATTTTGTCCGTCCCTTGCCGAAAGCCTCCGTCCTGATGGTCGTCTCGAACGGGAAGCCGTCGGGCATCTCCCTCACTTGCGCGAGGATGTTCTTCATCTCCTCGCTGTTGGTGAAGAACTTGTGCGGCTCGCCGTTCAGCTCGATGCTCACTATGCAGCGGTCGTCGCCCTGCTCGGTGTGGATGCCGGTCTCGAAGTCCCTCACGATGATGGGCAGGTTCACCAGTTCCCTGATGCTCACAACCGTGCCCGCGAAACGTTTCTTGCCGTCGTCCGGCTTGTACGAAACGTTTAGGTCCTTAAATGATTTCATTTCTTTGCCTGTTAATTTATTAAACAACTTGTTGCAGTCGGCGTGCTTGGCCATCCCGTAGAATGAAGCCACAAGCTCCCGCCGTCTTCTTCTCGATTTCACCTCGTGCATTTTTCGGGCGAACTTCTGCTTTATGCGCTTGCGCAGCCCAACGTGGTTGGGGCGTATCACATAGCCCAAGAAGTCTATGCCCTCGCCCACCGGGAACACGCGCTCGCTGGCCTTCACTTCAAGGCCTATCTGAGCCATGCGCCCGTGGACGGCGTCACGAATCTTCCACAGTTCCGCTTTCCCTTTGCCGAGTACGACGCCGTCATCGCAGTAGCGGTAGAAATGGCGCACGCCGCACTCGTCCTTCAAGTAGTGGTCTAAATACACAGACAGGAGCAGGTTGCCCAGCCCTTGCGACGACCGCAGCCCTATGCTGATGCCCTGCGGCATCAGCCGCGTGAAGCCGTCGAGCATGGCTATGAGCTTCCTGTCCTTGAACACCCTGCGCACGCACCGCATCACGGAGTCTTGGTCCACGCTCTCGTAGAACTTACGGATGTCGAACTTGTAGCAGTAGCGAGTGCCCTCGGGGTCTTGCTCCATGTCGCGGCGGATGTATGCCATGAGGTCGTGCATGCCGCGGTTCTTGATGCTCGCGGAGGTGGTGCGGATGAACCGTCTCCGCAGGTGCTCGTCCACCACCGACATCACGGCGTGCACGCCTATGCGGTCTTTCATGGTAATCACCTGTATGCGGCGTTCCTTGCAGCCCTCCGTGATGGTGCGCTCGCGGTAGTCCTTCACCATGAACGTGCCGTTGGCTATCCGCTCCGCGAGTTCCTTGATGACCTCCTCCCTGTGCGCCAGAAGGTAACGCCCCTGACGGCTGCGCTTCCGCTTGGCGCCGCGCAGCACTTGGTCGAAAGATTCCGCCATGTTGGAATACTCGACGATTTCCTCCACTATGTGACCTTCCCTGCGCATGAGGCATCTGACTTTTGTTTGTTTGACTTATGGAAGATAAGGGCCTTCCTTTCCCCGGGCCTGACTTCTTCGAGCTGTCGCCAGCCTACCAAACTCCGCCCGACACGTGGTTTTCCAGCCTGCGCCGCCTTGCGGCGACCGTGGCTGCGGCTCGCCTCCCTCGGCTCCGCCGTGGGGACACGTCCCCTGTGCTGTACGCCGATTCCTTGATTTCCAGACGCGAGCCGACATTCGCATTCGAGTTCGAGGCATCGTTGTTCGCATTCGCATTCGACACACCGCCATTCGCATTCGCGTTGTTGTACCCGCGATAGACCACACGGCCTATTGGGAGGTTCCGCCTTTCTGGGTTGCAAAGTTACTCATATTTGGCCGAAATAGCGTCATCAGCCAACAGCGTAATTCAAATCCCCAAATTCAAAATTATTCTCCGACCGGCTTGCGCCGGTATGAAGTGGCGGCTTGTGGCCGCCACACGCTTTTACGCTTTGGCGCGCCGCGCTTTCCGACTCACGCCACCTCGGTCAGCGACTTGTACGCGGCCACGCTCTCCGCTTCCACGATTTTGCCGCGGAAGGCCAGACGCGAGCCGACAAGCGCATCCGAGTGCGAGGCACCGGCGCTCGCATACGCACTCGACACACCGCCATTCGCATTCGCGTTGTTGTACCCGCGATAGACCACACGGCCTGCTGCTGTGCTTATCCAGTATTTGTCCGCATAGTGCGTGCTGCTCGAGCCGTTCACGTTCCCCACAGGCACCACGTCCATCCACTTCCCGTGTGCCACGGCCGTCGTCCATTGGTCGCTCGTCGTCTTGCCCTGCACCATCCGCGTCGTCCCGTCAGGCATCCAGATGCGCCACTTTCCCGCGTTCCCGCTGTCGTTCGGCAGGTCCACGCCGTCCATCATGTCGTACTTGTTCCCGTAGATGTCCTCGTAGCCCATGCAGCACGTGTTGTTCACCTGAGTCGCCGTGCCGCCCTCCTTGTACCATGCATACTGGTGCACCATGTTGTCCACGAGCGAGTTCGTCACGCCGCTGTTCACCGTGTATGCCTCCTCGTAGCCTATCGTGTCCGTCATCCCGCGGCTCGCCGTCCCGCCGGTCACGCGGCTGCTCGAGTGCTGGCCCGCGCCGCACTGCTCCTGGGAGTCCCTCCGGCCGTACTTCGCGTAGAACAGGTTCGCTATCCGCGAGTGCATCAGCGCGTCTATCTGCTGCATGCCCCGCTGCGCCGAGTAGTAGTGGAAGTCCGTCCAGCCCATGCCCGACGCCGTGCTGCCGCCGGTCACAGCCGAGCGCAGCTTCTCGCCGACCACCGTGCTGCCCACCACGGCGCACAGGTGTTCCTCGCTCGCTACCCATTCCGGCTCCATGTCCTCTATCCTCTCCGAGTCGCTCAGCACCACGCAGTCGAACTCAGCCGTGTTCAGTATCGAGAAATGCAGGTATGCGGCTCCTTCCGGCACGTCCTTTATCAGGTACATGCCAGCCTCGAACTTGTTGTTCAGCGTCGGCACAACCACGCTCTCCACAATGTTACCTTCCGCGTCCGTGAACACGCTGCCCACCAAGTTCGTCCCCGGTACGCTCGGCCAGCGCACACGCCTCCTGCCTGCCACCGTCACCCTGCACACGCTGTACGAGCTGTCCGTGCTGTACGAGTCCGGCAGCGTCTCTTTTCCTGTCATCAGCTTTCTGCCCGTCAGGTAGCCGCCATCCGTCGCCTTGATGTCCGCCAGCGTCAGCACCGTGGCCTCCGGGCTCGACGGCTTCGCGTCGGGGCCGTTGCTGTTGTAGCAGCTGTAGTGCTTCCCGTTCAGGTGGTCGTTCACGCCCTTCATCCAGAAGAACGGCTCGTACATCATCCAGTCGCCCTCCGTCCCGTCCAGCTTCGCCTCCGTCCCGTCGGCGTACTGGTTCGAGTTCCCGTCGTCAAGAGCGCAGTAGGTCATCTCGCCGTCCAGCTCGTTCATCGTCGTCTCCACGCCCGCCATCGTCACACTGCGCGTCGTCGCCTTCTTCGTCACCTTCGCCAGCACCCTGTGCCGCCTCCCCAGTATCGCCCCGATGTGGCCGCTCGGCGCGTAGTCCGTGCCGTACTTGTAGCCCGTCTTGTTGTCGTGGTTGCTCACGTTGGCGTCGTCCTCCACTGTGTCGTCAAACTCTATCATCGTGTATTCAGGCTGGCTCAGCGTGAGCATGGGGAAATATTCCTTGTACGAGGCGAACAGCTCGTCGTCCACATACTCTGCCAGCGTCCACACGCCCGTCAGACCGCTGCACTGCCCGCTCTCATCCATCGCCTCGCCGGTCTCGGCAAGGCCGATGGCATCGCTCGCTATCAGAGCGTCAAGCACCGCATGGCCGCCGCCGGTCACCGTCAGGCCCGTCGCGCGCACCTTGCCCACCTTCGCGCCGGCCGTCACGCAGTCCGTCAGGAACCCTGCCGTGTCTATCTTCGGGCAGCCGCTCAGGTTTATGCGCGTGATGCCGCTCAGCCCGTCAATGGACAGGCCGCCGGGATAGGTCAACTTTGGCAGGTTCACGAAGTTGGCGTCGGTCAGCGTGCCGGGCAGCGTCAGCGTCTCCACCGGCGAGGTCTCCGCAAGCGTCAGCGTCTGTAGCTGTGAGCCTGTCGCAAGCACGCTCTTCAGTCGCGGACATAGGCTCGCGTTGATTTCCGTCAAGGGGTAGTTGCGCACGTCTATCTCCTCCAAGAACGGCATCTGACCCAATTGCAGTGAACCTATTCTCGGTCCCGCACTGGCGGCTGGCGTGTATCCCTCGCCGCCAATCACGAGCTTCTTCAGCAGGGTCATCGCCGAGATGTCCCAACTTTCGTTCCTCGGGGTCGCGTTCCGCAAGTCAAGCTCCGCCACGTTCTCCGCTCCGAAAATGTAGAGCATTACGCCGCTGCCGGTGTTCGTGTTGCCGCTGTGCAGCGTGGCGGTCTCGCCCTCTTTCAGATACACGCTCTCCCTCGCCTCGTTCGCGCGGTCAACGCCCAAGCCGAAGTAGCCGTCCTTTGCCGCCTTGATGGTCACGCTCATGTCTGTGCCTGTGCAGCGCATTCCAGCCATCGAGCTGAACACGTCGCCGCACTGGTAGAAGCCGTCCCTGTAGAGGAAACGGGTCTGTACATAGTCCTGCAAACGCTGTATGCTCAAGCCGTGCAGGGCGTAGAAGTAGTTCGCGCTCGCCTTGCTGTTCTCTATGTACTTGCGTATGCCGTCATAGCTCGACACCAGCTTAGGCCACTTCTGCAAGCGGTCGGTTATCCAGTATTTCTCTATGCCCTGCGGTGAGAACGGACGCAAGCCCGAACTTATCTGTACGGTGCGCATCGTCGCGGCTATGCTCGCCACCGTCACTGTCTTGGTGGTGTCGCCTGTGTCGCTGTCCGAAACATAGTCCTGCAACCACACATAGTCGCTCTTGGCGAGCTGAGTGAACAGCACGCTGTCGTGGCCTTGATAGTAGCCGTTGGGGTCGTTGTTCGGGTCGAGCTTCGCCGGGATGGTCAGACCGCAGTCGTTGTCGCTGCCGAGGATGGTGTCGCCGTCGTAGAGGTGGTTGAGGTACATCCTCACCACTCCGTCAGTGTCGGGGTAGAAGCCCACCATCATGTTCTTGCTCCGTTGGTCAACGGCGGCTATGTAGTCCGTGAAGATGTGGTAGCATATCATTGAATGCACGTTGGCTATCTTGTGCAGCTCGTGCTTGAATTTCAAGAGGCGGTTGGCGGCAGTGCCGCTCACGGTAGTGCCGTCAAGGGTGATGTCGCCGTCAGCCTCCGTCAAGTTGTGGTTGCACTGCTGACACCACTCCAACCACTTGTACAGGTAGTATGGCACTTTCCTGCCGTCCTCGTAGGCGGCGTTCAGGTCGTCGTCATCGGGATAGCGGCTCTCGAAGTAGGTCAGCCAGCAGGGGGTGCTGTCTGCGTCGCTCTTCGGGGCAAGCATATCGTCAACGCTGTTCACACCTTGAAACCAGTCCATGCCGTTATACACAAGCAGCTCGTAGTTCTCCACAGGGTTCACCACGTCGCCCGATATGCGCCACTGACCGCTCGTGTAGGTCATCGTGCCTGTCGTTTCCGTCCATGTCTCGTTCTGGTAGCGGAACACCTTGTGCAGCGGACCGCAGAACTCGCTCAGCACATAAACCTGCGCAGTGTCCCACGCACTCTTGTCAAGCGTCGCCTCGTAGTCCGAAAGGCTCTGCCCTCGCGCCGCTATCAGTTCTATGAAGTCGCCGTAGTTCAGACAGCCCTCGTTGAAGCCAGGTACGTCCTCGAAGCCGAACACCTTGGCATCGCCCTTGTCGTCGTTCCAGTTGCCCTTGGCATGAAAGTAGCCGTAGCTCGGACTCGTCGCGTCGTCGCTGCTCGGGTCGGTGCGGAAAAAGGCGCAAGGCACACTGTCTATGCTCGTGTTCAGCTCATACTTGCCCGTGTATGCGTTCTGCGCAGGGGTCATATAGTCGCTGCCCAAAGCACGTTGTAACTCGTTGTAGAGCTGCGTCGATGCGCCGTTGTTCGCGCCTCCGCTCTCCGAATAGTCCACTTTCACCGTGATGATGTTCGTGGGCAGGCTGTGGTCGGTGGGCTGCACACGGCTCTTGGCAGCGTTCGCTGCGCACTCGTTGTATTTCTCCAACTCCTCGCCGCTGAACTCGCTTGCGTCGTGCAGCAGGGTCACCTCGCAGCCCTTGAACTTCATCTTTATGTTCTTGATGGGGCGTTTCGACGATGTAGTGCCTTGGTTCGTCACGGGAACGTTCACCGCCTTGAAGTCCTGCCACGGACGGTCGGGGAAGTATGCGTAGATGTCATAGTAACGCTTCGTCTTCTTGTCGCCGTCCAGCGTCTCAAGATAGTCGGGGTAGTTGTCCGTGGTGTCTGCCGTGTCCGGGTTCTTGCACACCACGAAATACGGAATGCCCAGAGCGTACAGAAGCGAGGCTTGCGGCCTGTTCGTGGCGGGCTTCCCCTCCGCGCTCTGCGACGCCATCACTTGGTTGTACTCGTATTCCGTTATCATGCTGTCCGTGTCGGCGAGCTTCAGCAGGTAGTTGTCGAACGCCTGCTCAAACGAGTAGTAGGTTTCCCACGCCCTTATGTTATATAGGTAGAGGTCGCCGCTCGTGCCGTCAAACGCAATCGGCATGCCGTGCTTCCCCATCGTGCCTTTCTCGTAGTAGCAAGCACCTATCAGCTCGCCGTCAAAGAACATCTTCGCCACGCCTATTCCGCTGTAGGGGGCTTGGCTCGACGGCTCTATCACTATGGCCACATCCGTGATGGTGTCGTCTTTCAACGCCGCAGTGATGGTGTGAGCCACCGTCGCAGCGTTGTCAAACGTGAACACCACGTTCTTGCCTGTCACGTAGAAGCCGAAGCCGTCGGAGATGCAGCTCATCAGACGAGCGTCGTCATCGGCGATGTGGCGGGTGCGGATGCGGAACTGCACCGCCATGCCGTTGGTCTCTATCGCCGCTTGGTTGAATGGTTTGTAGTCCAGAGAGGCTTTCACGTTCTCCGCTATGCGCAACGCCATCACGCCCGTGTCGCTCTCCGTGCCGTACTCTGCCGTGCCGTAGCTGTCTTTCACGAAGCCGTTGGTGCTGTAGTTCGCACCCTCCACGTTCAGCGTGTAGTCGCCGTAAGTTATGCCCTTGTCCGTGTCGCTGTTGCTGCGGTTCTGCAAGTCGATGTCAACCATCAGCTGTGCGCTCACGCTCTCTATGTCGAGCAACGTGCCGCTGACCTTGAAGTCCGCCGTCTGCGACGCGCTGCTTCCGGCTTGCGCCACGAGCGTGAATGTCACGCTGCCGTCAGTGGCGTAGCCCTGCACACGCTGCGTGTAGGTGTAGGTGCTGGTGCGGTAGGCGGTAGTCTGCTGCTTCACGGTCTGTGTGCCGCCGCACACCTCCAAGATGTTGACCGTCGTCTGCTGACCTGCCGGGTTGTAGGCGGCAAAGTCCATCTGCACGGTCTCGTACTGCTTCACCTCCGCGCTCTCCGTCTCGCTCAACCAGCGGGTCACCACTATCGGGGTCGTGTTGTCCTGCTCCACTACCATGATGGCGGTGTGCAGGTAGTTGCCCACAACGCCCGACGCCACGTCAACGCCGTGTATGCGCAGGGCGTATGCGCCATGCTTCAGCACCGTGCCCAAGCAGTCGTTGGGGTTCACGCTGATGCTGTGGCTGTAGGTGTCGCTGATGACCGCAGTGCCAAGCGTCTGCCACGTGCCGTTAAGGCATATCTCCGTCGTGCAGAGTATGCCCTTGTCGCTCGCGTTGTTCGCGAAACGGTACATGGGCAGGTTCTTTGTCGCGCCGCCTTTCGCAATCACTGTGGCTGCGGTGTAGTTCAGCGTCTGAACGCTCGATATGGTCACGTCAACGGCGGTCACGTTCAAGTTCCTGCTGCCGCTGTGGTCGCTGTCGTCGTAGGCCACGAGCTTCATCTTGCGGCTTCCAGCCTGTGCGAAATAGCCCGACAGGTCGAATATGAAGTCATACGTGCCGCTGTCGGCTGACGACGCTTGGTTCAGCCTGTAGGTCGCAAGCAACTGGTTCGTGTCCCTGTCGTACAGCTCCACGCGCTCAATGGTATTGGTGAGTTCCTCGCCCGACAGCTTCGTCACGCTGCGGATGCTCGCTTTCAGCGTGATTGTGCCGCCAGCCTGTCCGTAGATGGGAGAGGTCTCGGGGATGATGGTCACTATCGTGCCGCTGCTCTCACCGCTACCAGTGCCTACGGTGAACTGCTGCTCGTTGCCCACGGTGTCACCCTTGGCGTTCACCATCGATATTTTCACCACGCCCTCCTCCTCGGTGTCCACTTTCAGGTCGGTGGGCAGGGCTGTGTACGCGCCGCCTGTCGATAGAGCGTCCTCGCCGTCCTCTTCGGGAGTGTCTTTCGTCTCCACCTTTGAGCCGCCGCCGAAGTCTTTCCATAGACCTGTCTCGCCAATGTCGGTTATCTCGCCTTGGAACTGCTTCGTCTCCATCGTGTTCTCGCCTGTGCGGTAACTGATGATTAAGCCTTTCTTCGCGTAGGTCACGCCGCTTTCTTTCTCATAGGCAAGAAGAGCGGTCACCGCTGTGCCGAGGGTGTAGTACTCGCCCACGCTCGGACTGCCCACAAGGTTGTCTATCACGATGTAGGTCTCGCTGCCTGCCGCAAGGCTGCCGAAGTCCTGCCAGTTCGTCTCGTCAGTCCACTTCGCCTCGGTCACCTCCGTGCCTGTGTACTGGTAGGTCTTCCACAGCGACTGCCCTATCTTGAACGACAGTATCAGACCGCTCACCGCCACGCCCTGCGCCCAGCTCACGTGCGCCGCGCTTTGGCTCTGCGTGTCGTTGTCCACAATCTTATAGTAGGTGTCGGGCTTGTTCAGTGCCACGTTCACGTTGTATATGCTCGCTGGAGTGTCTTTCGGGGCGATGGCGGTCATCTCCGTCCCGTCCCAGATGTAAGGCACGCGGTTGCCCCTGTCCACATATATCACGTCGGAGCGCAAGCTGACACCAAGCCATACGCCCGCGCTGCATTGTTGCAGCGTGGCGCTCGAACTGTCGTACTTGTACGAGCCTTCCATGTTCACGGGCGACACGTCCCAGTAGTCCACCACTATCACGTTGCAGATGTCAATGGGAAGATTTGCCAACGGCACTGTTCTGTCTGCGCCAAGTGGGGCTATGCCGTTGACTGCACCGATAAGTTCTTCTGTGGTGACACTCACAAGATTGTCTGCCGTGTCGCTCCACACATACAGCGTGTTCCCGCAGAGATACACCCTGTCCTTCCGTATCGCGCTCACGCCCTCGTTGTACACTTGGCTCGTCGACCAGCTCTGATAGTAGTTCTCACCCAGCTTCGCCACAAACAGGCGGCTCGACCTCTCGTAATATATGCCTTCCAACGTCGCCGCCGACTGCTGCAACAAGGTCACGCCTTCCACGAAGCCGCTGAAACGCAACGTTCCTGACCGCCGCAGTTCCTCAAGGTGCTGCTTGTCTGACGCCGTCATCACGCCGGCGGCGCTCTCCGTCGCACCGCTTATGCGGCTCTCCGTCCCGTCCGTGTCGCCGCCAGCCGTCTCCTGGGTCTTGAAAAGCAGCGTCACGCCCTCTGCGTCAGCGATCGTCACGTCCGTGCCCGTCACCACCACTTCCGGGATGGCAAGACCGGCCGCCGCATTCCATTTCGCGCGATCTTCCGCGCTTACGTGCGACGAACTGTCCTTCTCGTGTGACGACAAGGCGGACATCGCGGCGGCAGCCGCTCTATTGGCGGACGCGTCGCCGTCCTCACGGGCTTGCGCCTCCGCCTCTATCGCCGCCTTCAGCGAGTAGATGTCGCTCATGTTGCCCATCAGCAGCCAGCCCGGCTTCTGCCATGCGTAAACGTTACCGCTCTCCGCCTGAGTCGGGTTCGCGCTGTCGAACACCGTCACCAACTGACCGTAACGAAGCGTCTTGCCGTTAGTACCTACTGGAGACGTGTCAGCCTCCATCGCCGACACAGTCGCATACACCTTCCTTATGCCTAAACCGTCCGCGCTCTGCTCCATCGCCGCGATGTACGCCAGCGTGTCCGCGTGCAGACCGCCCACCTCCTCGGGACTGATGCTCTCAGTCTCGGTCTTCTCACGCAGCGTCTTCGCCCGCTGCTGCAACTCGTATATACTTGCCATCGTTCTTGTCTTTAACTACTTTAACTCACCCTTATTTCGGTATCTCGAATATGGCGTTGATGGGCAGGGAAGCCGCGTTCGTCACATCGTCAAACGGGAGGCTTGCATCTGCGCGTACACAACCCTCGAAAGCCGATATGTAGAAGCCAGATACTCCGTTTTCGCTACCCACAAAGGCACGGCGGTCTGAAGCGAACACACACAGCCACCTGTACGCGCTTTCGTCCACGCTGAACAGCTCAACACTGCCCGTCAGCTCGGTATAGTTCGAGCTCTTCGCATTTATCCTTACCCTGTAGCAATCCGCACGGTCTTGGTATTGCACCTTACCGCTGTAACCGTTCAGCCATTTCACGTTCACGCTCTTCCATACGTCCTCCATGTGGTCTATCTCTCCCTTCACCACCGCGCTCAGGGCCACAGGCAGCGTTTTCAGCGTCAGCAGGTCAATACAGGCCGTTGCGCCCGTTTTGTCTGCGCTCACATAGCCCATCGTTGAGGTCACGCAACTGCGCTCCTGACCGTCCTCATGCGTCCGCACATCTGTGTCACTCGCCTTTATGCACAGCCACAATTCTCCAGTCCAATCCGATGCGCTGATTGTCGTCGCAGGCCAATCCACCAACTCGTGGTTCAGCCATGCGCTGCCCGCGTCCACAGTGTAACTGTCATCGGTGTTCTTGTGCGTGTTAACTGGATCGATCGAGAACGAGTCCAAGCCTAAGGCGTACAGCAAATCCGAAACGCTCCTCTCGTCGTTCTCTTGCAGCAACTTCAGGTCATCCAAGTACACCGGCTGACCGCCTTCATTGAATTTCATCCTATTCATAGTCGTATATTTCTATGCGGTACGTACGTCCCGCTGGTTTATATGTGTTCACTATCGTCTTTATCCTACGCAGATGCTCACCGCCGTAAGCGTCGGCTTCAGCGTCCAAAGAGCTGCACAGGAAACTCGGCACGTACACCACGAAACTGTCCTTCGTCGATTTCTCGCCCTTCACTTTCATCGTGTGCCCTATCCCGCCCAGCAGCTCAAGCACGATGCCACCGCCGCCCTCCGACTCCAAGTGCCAGTATTCGGGACGCTCCTCCGTGTCCGCCTCTATCCTTATCTGACCCTCGTCAAGGTAGAAAGCCGCGTTCAGCGCAGCCTCCATGCTTATCGTCTGGGCTGTCGTGCCCAAACGCTCCGACACCGCCTCCCTGTACTCCGAGAACAGCTCATACACGCTGCGGATGCCGCTCAGCAGCACCTTCAGCAGCGACAGCAGCGTCGCGCCGCGCAGCAGAGGGGGAAGCAGCTGCCGGCCCAATTTCAGTATGTCAACCTTGTACCACATAACTCAACGTGTTTCGCAAACCCTCGGCGTTCATGCTGCCGCCAGCCGCCGTGTAGTTGTTGCCTTTCACTATTGTCCATGTCCCGCCGCTCGATGTCTTCGCCTTGCAGTCACCAAGCTCCACGTCCTCCACACCAGCCACCGACTGTATCGCGTCCGTCAGCTTCGTCTTGTTGAACGTGCCGCCATACACGATGCCCTTCAGGTAGCTCTCTATCGCCTCCTCCACGGGATAACTGCCGTCGGACACGCTTTGCCCTTGCGAGTCTATCACCAAACCATCAACCCATATCGTCGCCGACACCATCACCGTATCTGCCGCCAGCGACTGGATGTTCAGAGCCACACCGGCTATCTTCACCCTGTTCATGTACTGTTTGAACGCCGTTAGAACGTCGCTCGAAAGGGGTGACGGCTTGCCGCCGCTCTCACCGCTCACCAATATCTCGACGGCAGTGCCCCTGTCGCGCACAGCGGCGTATTTCACCACCTGCTTGCTCGAGTCCTCCTTCGCGTACTTGTATTCCTGCGTCTCCGCGTCCAGCTCCAGGCTGTCGCCCAACTGGAACGCCAGGCACTTCTTCCAGTACCACGGCACGCTCGCCACCACAGCACGGCTTATCAGCTCCGCCACGTCCGTCTTGTGCCTGTCAAGCAGAACCTCCACCGTCCAGCAGCAAGCCGCCACTATGTACAGTAGGATGTTCTCCACGCTCACCGACGAGAAACTCCCGCCCCATGTCGCGTCCGATGAAAGGCCGTATTTCTCACGCAACGTGGCGTCCGCAAGGAATGCGTCCGTCATCACCTTCTTTATCTCGCTTATCGTACGTGCCATATCTATTCAAACTCCTCTGTGAACTCTTCCGTGAATATTCCCGACACCCTTCCGTAGGTGTCACGCTCCGTCGCGGGACTGACGCCGTGGCTCTTGCACAACGAGGCCATCGTCTTGTTCCAGCTTCCTTCTGGCAGCTTCAGCACACGGCCCGCACCGGGTATCTCCGTCACGCTCATCCCGTTTATTCGCGCCAGCTCCATCGACGCCTCCATGCTGCCGAACTCCTGGACCGCGATGTCTGCTATCGTCTGGCCGTCCTTCGCCGTCACTTCCATCGCCAAGCCCTCCATACCAAGCGAGCCAGCGATACCAACGACACACCCAGCAAGCCCGCGACCAACAAGTTCAGCAAGGCCTCCTTAACGCCGCGCCAACGGCTGACGGCATGGGGCTGCGCCTCCACCCTCGCAACGTGCGCGCTGTCCTCGCGCGCCACAAACAACGTGTCGTGCGTCTCACGCACTTTCCAGCGCACACGCTCCCTGTATTCCGTCTTGAACACCGTGTCATGGCGCGTCTCCACCACCACGCTCACGCTGTCACGAAGCAACAGCGTGTCGTGACGCTCCTGCACCTTGACTGTGCTGTCCTCGTGCAGAGACACGCTCGACGTCGCCTCCGCTACCCTGTGGGTGGCGCAGCCCGACAGCGACAACGCCGCCAACATCATTAATATATAAACTTTCATACGTAGCATCATAATCCAAAACCCAAAACTCAGATGTCCTTGTATTCTGTCTTCGCGTCAAACGAGGGGCAGGCTTTCGACACCCCGGGAAAATCCCTGTGACCCTGTATCAACGCCGACGGGTAGCGGCGCTTCAGACGCTTCAGCATCAGGCGCAGGCTCTTCTTCTGTTCAGCCGTCCTGTTGTCCACCGGCTTCAAATTCGCACCCGTGTCAACGCCGCCCACATACGCGATGTTGATCAAGCAGTGGTTCCAGCCCTTCACGCCGTTGCTCACCTTCCCCTCCTCCAGCATCTGGTGAACCATGCCGTCCGACGTTATCACATAGTGGTAGCCGGGGTTCTTCCAGCCCTTACGGCGGAACTCCGCCTCCAAGTCCCTCACGCCCCACTTCTGGCTGCTCGCCGTGCAGTGCACCACGATGTATTCAATCTTCCTCATCCTTTTCCTCCTTCCCGTCCTTCATCTTCTTCATGTAGTTCTTCACCTCGCCGAATTTCGTGCTTATGTACACAGTCACGCCGAACACGCTGCCCGCGTACACCAATGTCTGGGCCACATACCACAGTACGCTCTCCTCTATCCTGTAATGGTTCAGGAAGAAGCAGAGGAAGGTCAGCAACACGCCGCTCGCAAGCATGCCCAGTGCGCTGCCGTACTGCATCCATTCCTTAGTGTTCTTTTCCATAGTCAATATCAGTATGTCGATTCTATTTCTATTCCTGTTTTCGTCACACGCACCTTGCTCACCTTCTGACCGTCCATCTCAAGCTGCTCACGTATCGACGTGCGCCAGTAGATGGGGTCGTGGTCCAGCAGCATGTCCGAGATGCCGCAGCCCGTACTCGGCAGCTCCTTCAGCTCGCCCTGGTGAAGCGCAAGCAGTAGAGCCTGGTTCTGGCGAAGGGTGTCGCCAATCGTCAGACCGTCCACTATCTGGCCGTCACCATCGTGGACCACCTTTATCTTCGGCTCAAAGGCCGATAGCATTATCCCGTTCATCGCTTCAGTGTCTTATTTTTTCGTCCTCATAGTCGCCACGGCTGAACCGCGACGCGCCGCCTGCGGGCTTCAGCGTCGTGAACGTCCCCCCGGGATGGCTCACCGTCACTTGGTGCGTGTGCTTGTTGAAAGCCTCCACTAAGGCGTTCAGTTTCTCCGTCAGAGCCTCTATCTTTATCAGGCCGCCCAGCTCGCCGCCGTTCACCGTCACCGTCTCCGCGGCATCCACGCTCAGCACGGCCAATTCCGACAGATCCCCGCTAAGGCTTCCCACTATCACCGCGCTGCCAACCTTCGGCACCACTATCAGCTCGCCGCTTCGCGACACTGACGAGGCGCGCAGACGAACAGACGGTAGCGTCAAACCGCCAACAGCCACGTCGCACACGCAACCGGACACTTTCTTCACGATGCCCTGTAGCAGCAACGGCTCCTGACGGCCCGACAACGCCCGCAGACGCTCACCCAGTTCCCTGTATCTGTCCATTCCTTCTCCTTCCTTTTTTATTTAGCTCAGCCTGAAGCCAAGCTCTATCTTCCGACGGCCACCATCCTTGCCGAACGTCGTCGTCACGCTACGCACGAAATACGTACCGTCCTTCTCTGGGTACTCCCTGTCACGAAGCGTCGCCGTGTCACCGGGCTTGCATTCCGGTATCAGCCATGTCTCTATGCTACCGTCGTAACCGTCAAAACTCCTACGTTTCACCTCAAGCTCCCCACGGGCTTTCATGCTCGCCTCGTCGCTCGTCGGGCATTTCACCTCCACCTTGTCGCCGCCGGTGCTGCCGGTCTCCAGCTCTTTGACCGTGCCGTCAGGCATTAGAGCCTTCACCACCACCTTTATCTTCTTGTCCTCGGCTTTCCTGTAAACCAAGTCCACATTCTCCACGTTCACAGAGAAATCGTACAGACGCTCCTCGCCCACCACCTCGCCAGGCGGATGGATGTGCAGCACACCGTCTTGCAGGTATATGTCTGCCCCGCATTCCTCCTGCACCTTCTTCAGCACGTCGTAGCCTGTCGCGGCATTGATGACGAACTTCGTGTAAGTCCACTCATACGAGCATTCCACCTTGTAGTCCGCACCGATGCCGCTGATGACCTTCTCCAACAGCGATGTGAGGGTCACATTTTGCAGCACCTCGTTCGCAAGCTCTTTCCTGAACGTGAACAGGTCGTCCTCGCACGTCAGCGTTATCTTGCCACCGTCAGTGCCTATTCGTTGCAGCCAGCCGCGGAACTCCTCCACAAGGCCGCTTTCCTCATAGCCTATCTTCACGCTCACAGCGTCACCACGACGTATCTTGTCCTCCACCTCCAGCACCTCGTTATACTGCGCGCCGGGCAAGGTTATCGTCGCCGTGTCAGCCAGCAGCTCCACGCTCTTGTGGATTTCCACAGAGTCCAGCATGCCAACCTTGCAGCCACCTACCGTTATGTCGTATGCCATCGTGTACATAGTCACAGTTCCAAATCCTCACGGGTCAGCAGCAACTTGTAGATGTCGTCGCTGTAGCACTTCAGAGTGTAGTTCTGGTTCGCAGTACCGCTCGTGAACGGGATGTCCCAGCTCTCTATCACCATCCGCGATATGCCGAAAATCTCCAGCAACGGGCAAAGAGCCTTTACATGACCCGCCTCGCAGTACGAGCGAAGACGCGACACGTCCGATTCAGGGTATTCGCCATCCGAGCCAATCAGGATGCCCTCTATCGTTATCGAGTAGTCATCCTCGCACCAACGCTCCTTTATCGAGCCGCGTATGCGTCCCTTGTTCACATGGCGGCGCACGATGATGTGCTGCCCCGTCAGGCTTATCATCGGCTCCATCGGCACAAGCCACTCCTCTGCGCCCGCCTCCTCAAGGCACAACCGCAACGGCTGCTGCATGGGGATGCCGAGTGCGTTGGTGCGCACAGTGTCCTCCAACTCCTCGTCCGACATGTTTTTCACCATGTCGAAATCGGAACTGTCCACGTTGCTGACGTTCGTCTTGCGGAACAACCAGTACGGTGGCGTCTTGCCGCCGAAAACGCGGAAAGCCATGTTCTCCAATGCGAATCTCGTTGCGGTGTTCATTTTTCCGTGCTTGTGGCTATGGCAAGGGCGCGGTTCATGCTTTGCACGATGCGTTGTTCAAGCTCCGCCGTGTCAGTCTTGTCGTTCATGTAAACATTGATGTAGTCGAAGAACTTTGATATGTTCATCGTGATGGATGTGTTGCGCGTGCCGCCGGTGGCCATCGCCTCCGCGGACTTGCGGCCGCCCTTGCCGCCCTTGCCTTTGTTCCCTTTCCCCGTGCCGGAGCCGAAGACGACTTCCTGCGGGCTGCCTTTCAGTCCCGGCACGGAAATTCCGCTGTCTTTCGTGGAGGATGCCCTGTCCTTTGCCGATTCCGTGGCATAGTGACCCTGGTATGCGGAAGAAGCACCGGAGATGATGCCTTTCGTCTTGTTGACGGCATTTACTGCGGCATTAGCTCCCGACAGCTCCTTGAAGCCCTCTTTGGCGGACTCTGACGCTCCCTTGAAGTCGCCGGAAAACAGCCTTCTCATGGCCTCTCCGAGTTTGCCGAGACCAGACAGCATGTCATGGAAGCGGTCTATGATGTAGTCCTTAAGCAGGCCACCAAAGCCTTTTACGACATCCCACATGGTCAGGAGGAACGCGCGGAAACCGGCGAACTTGCCCCATGCCCACACTACGGCGGCGGCAAGAGCCGCGACCACGGTGATTACAATGCCTATCGGGTTTGCGTTCATGGCGATGTTGAGCAGCCATTGCGTTGCCGCCCACGCCTTTGTCGCCACCGTGACGGCAGTCTGGACACCCTTGTACACCACAAGCGCGGCGGTGTAGGCTTTGCTGACCCCCAATGCGACGGCGACGACACCGGCAACAAGGGCTATCTCCGTGCGGAACTCCATAATGAATTTCAAGCCGCCGGCGAACAAGCCGAACACCCGCTGCGCCACCCCGAATATGGTGGGAAGCGCTGCGTTCACCGTGTCGAGCAAGTCGGACAATGGGGATTTTATCTGCGCGAACATCCGCACGACCTCCTCCTGCGCATTGTCCATGACCGTGCTCCACTTGCCGCCGACCGTCTCCGACTGCTTCTGCATCATGCCGTGAAACTTGCCGCCTTCCGAGGTGGCGTGCGCCATCGCTTGCGTGACGTTCTCGAAGGTTATCTGCCCCTTGCTCATCAAGTCCTGCAACTCACCGTATGTCTTGCCGGTCATTTTCTGGAGCTCCTGCAAGGGGTTGAACCCCGCATTTATGAACTGGAGCAAATCCTGCCCCGCGAGCTTGCCTGCGGCGGACACCTGTCCGAGGACGAGCGACAGGCTGGACAACCTGCTCTTGTCACCGCCGGAGATGTCGCCAAGTTGCCTCAGATAGTCAAGCACCTTGTCGGAGGCGACACCGAAGTTGAGCATCGTCTGGGCGTTCTCGGTCAACCCGAGTTTCCCGAACGGTGATTCCGCCGCGAACTTGGTTATTTCGCCGAGCATGGCAGCGGCTTTCGACTCGCTGCCGACAAGCGTGGTGAACGCCACGTTGGTCTGCTCCGCCTGTGAGCCGAGTTTGGTGACGGCTCCTACCCCTGCGGCTATCATCGTGTAGGGGTTGGTGAGGAACTCCATGCCGGGGATGGACATCAGAGAGGACTTGAAATTTGAGAAGGAGAACGCCTCGCGCAGCCGCACACTGACGGAACGGGCGCGCCTCGATATTTCATCAAGGCGGTCCGATGTCTGCCGCGCCACGGCGACCACATTCCCGCCGTCAGCCTGCAACTTTATGAGGAACTTAAGAACGCTGTCCACTCGCTTTCCTTTCTATCTTGCGTATCTCCATCAGATACCGTATTGTCCATGCCCATTTCTCGTCAGGCAACCGTTCGGGGTCCACGCTCAGGTAGTAGCGCAGGAGCGTGTCGAACCAGAGGATGTCCCCGCCGCCCTCGAAATCGCTGACACCGGCATCCTCTACAATTTTTTTACTTCGGCCTCCTTGACTTTGAGAATCTCGTCCATCTTGTTGGACATGGCCATGAAGAGGTCGTCGTCAGTGCGCATCTCCTCATCGCCGTCCACCCACAGCTGGTTGACAAGCGTCTCCGTCATCTTTATAGGGTCTTTCACCACGCTCACGTAGCTCAGGTCCTTGCGGGTCGGCTTGCGCAGGATGCACCCCTTGCCGTCAACACTTATCATGTACAGGCCTTCCGGGTGACGAGCCTTCAGCTCCGATATTCTTTTCTCGTTGATTTCCATCTTTTTTGTCTTTTAACTTATAACTTATAACTAATAACTAATAACTCACGACACTCACACGCTCTTCTGGTCCGTGTAGATGAAAGGCAGCGTCTTCTCCTGGAACTTGTCGCCTTGTTTCCATTCCGTGACGTCTTCCGTTATCTCCACGTTAACCAAAGTGTCCGTCGTTATCGTGTCCCCCTTCGTCGGATTGCCGTAGCAAGCCACGATGTTGAAACTCGCGTCAAGCACGTCGCCACCAGCCGCCGTACGCAACGCCTCGTACTCGCTCTGAAGCAGCGTCAGTTCACCGCTGTAGTCCTTGTTACCGTGCTGGATGCCGTGAGGCTTGTTGCCTTTCGCGTACAGCAGCTCCTTCTCCTGCTTGCTCGTGTACTTGATGCCACGCAAGCCAGTCACGACCCTGCCGGCCACAACCACGCTCACGTCGCTCCATTCGTATTCTCTCGTGTTCGTTACCATGTCTTTACTCCTTTTTTAACTCTCCACAGCGAAGCCCAGCTCCACGTCCACGTAGCGGCTGTAGCCGTGGGGACGCACTTTCAGCGTCACCTTCAGCTTCGACGTGCTCACCACGTTCTGGCTCTGGTCTATCCAGCATGTGCAGCCCTCGCCGTCCTCGCTCGCGCTCAGCTCGCCGTTGGCCGTCATCGTCTTGTTTATAGCGTCTTCCACCGTCTGCTGCCAGTTGCGC